CGGTGTGCACGTGCGGGCCAAGCCATGCCGACCCGGTGAAGTCGCCCCAGGTTGCCGCCTCCGCGATGAACGAGCCCGCCGCGACGACGGTGCCGGGCTTCGCTGTGCGGTTGTAGAGGTGGCAGTATCCGGAGTAGTCGCCGAGCCCGTGACGGATTGCGAGAGTCAGCCCGACGACGGAGGAATGCCGCCATGGCTGCACGGTGCCGCCGCGGTAACACGGGATCTTCTCCCGGCCCGCACACGCGATGTCGTGGCCGTGATGACCGCCCGAATAGAACGGGCCCTTGATGCCGTACAGATTGCGCCAATGGGCGATGGCATAGAACTCTGCGATGGTCATGATTCCTTTCGAGATGTGAGTAGATCCGGGATAAGTAGAGATTTTGACCATGCGGGTCATTGGGCGGGGCCTACAAAACGCATTATTTTGGCGCTGTTAGGATCGTTGGGTGGTCTGCGGGGCCAACACGGGGGAAGAATGACAAGTGCGTTGCTGCGCTCGGATGATCAGAGCAATCCAAAGGGGAAGCTCATATCCCCCCGCCGTGTTGACATTCAAGGGCTTCGCGCCATAGCGGTTGGAATCGTCGTTCTGTTCCACCTCTGGCCCGATCGCGTACCGGGTGGATACGTCGGCGTAGACGTGTTCTTCGTAATATCTGGCTTCCTGATCACTAGTCACTTGGCTAGTGAGGTGCAGCGCACCGGCACAGTCAACGTGACCAAGTTCTGGGCGCGACGGATTCGACGCCTCCTGCCAGCCGCCTTTACGGTGCTGAGTACTTCGCTCGTCGCGGCGCTCGTAATCCTGCCGAAGTCGATGTTGCAGCAGACCCTGACCGAGATCGGCGCGAGCGCACTGTACGTTCAGAACTGGGTGCTCGCGGGAAGCTCAGTCGACTACTTAGGCGCGGACAACAAGCCCTCATTGGTGCAGCATTTCTGGTCGCTGTCGGTGGAGGAACAGTTCTATCTCGCATGGCCGATGGTCATCCTGCTTGCGGTGTGGGCGGCATCGAAGATCCGGCGAAGTGACGAGACAAATCGGCGCGCAATTGGAATTGCTTTGTCGGTAGTCTTCATTGCCTCACTCGCTTACTCGATCTTCGAGACCGCGCGAAGCCAGCCCTCCGCTTACTTCGTCACCCCGACTCGCGCATGGGAGTTCGCAGGCGGTGGACTTTTGGCCTTCCTGCCCGCGTGGGCGGGGAGCGCAAGCAGGCCGCGGCTTGATCAGGTGCTACGTCTGGCCGCTGGTTGGGGCGGCTTCGCACTGATCGTTATTGCAGCCCTCGCATTCAACGCCGCAACACAGTTCCCCGGATACATTGCCCTTATCCCCGTGTTGGGTTCCATGCTCATCATCTATGCAGGGCAGCATGAGGTGCGATGGACGCCGGGGTCTTTGGCTCGATTCCGCCCGATCCAACTCGTCGGCGACACGTCCTACGCGATCTACCTTTGGCACTGGCCGCTCATTATTTTGTTCCCCTTCGTCCTTGGACGGGATCTCACTGCATCCGGCAAGTTGGGGATCCTTGTCCTGACGATGGTGCTCGCCGTAGCAACCAAGTACTTTATTGAGGATCCCGTGCAGCGGGCAAAGAAGGCCGCCGCGCGACGTGCGCCGGCCTACGTGTTTATGGCGGCTGGGATGGTCGTTCTCACTTCTGTCGTTGCGCTGTCGACTGTTCATTTGGCCGCGACCTACCAGTCTCGCGATGACGCGCTCAAACAGGTCGGGGTCTGTCTGGGTGCCGGTGCCATGCTCGAGCAGAACGACTGCGATAAGCCTTTTGCGAGGACTGCGACTGTCGCTCCCGGATACGCTGCGACCGACATCTTCTGGAGCGACGGAAGCGCGCTAGCTGGCGGCAGATGCGCGCCCAAGCCAGGATCAATTCTATCCACCTGCGAGCTCGGCGTCGTCGAAGATCCAGACCTGACAATCGCGTTGATCGGCAACTCCCACGGTGAACACATGGTCGAACCCCTAGCGATGGCAGCCGAGCAACAGAATTGGCGTTTGCTGCCGCGCGTCCGCGCCCGCTGTTCCGGACTGGAGTCAGCGGAAGAGATCCGGGAGGCGAGTGCCGACACCTCGATAGCTGCGGATCAAGCGGAATGCTATGCGTGGGGCCATGCGGTGATCGATAGCCTCGCCGAGCGTCAAGATGTCGATGCTGTGATCATCTCGGCATCCGGCGTATCCGCCAACGCTGAAGCCACCGCCCAGATTCAGCGGCTCGTGGACTCAGGAAAGACGGTCGTCGTTTTGGGTGATTCCCCGCGCTTTCCGGGAGACGCTACTGCCGCGGAATGCGTGGAGGCGAGCACTGCGAACTATGATCCGTGTTCCTGGGATGGCGATTCGCAGAATGCGATCGATGCCGCGATAGCGGAGGCGCGCGGGTTGCCATTCGTGGACATCATTCCGAACTTCTGTTCAGATGATGGCCGTTGCCATGTGGTGATTGGCGGGCTCATTGCCTTCTTCGACAATCACCACATGACCTTGGATTTCTCCCGAACGCTCGCGCCGTTCCTCGCGCGGGAGTTATCGGCGCAGCTCACCGAATAGTGATCAACGGCCCGGGCTAGCGCTTGGCCGCGCCGAATTAGCGGTGATTCGGGAAAGACCGGAATGCGTCGATGAGATACTGACGCGGCGCTTTCGCGTCAGTCCACATGCCCCATCGCACGCCATCCGAGGTAGTGTCTTGGTCGGTAATCGCCCAGGTGAGCCCGCCAGCGCAGTGGCGACCATCAGGGCGAACCGCCGCGACTACACTCTTTACCGCCGCATACCTGGCCTCCTGTGCTGCCTGCCCGAGGTCGAGCGCCGCGCCGAACTCGCCAAACAGGAGCGGCTTCGACTCGCCCTCGATGTCCCAGTAGGCGGTCACGTCGGATACTGATACGTCGTAGTAGATATGGAAGTCGTAGAAGTCGACGTTAGGACGCAGCTGATTTCGGGCGTAGGCACTGTCGACATCCCATGACGCGCCGATGGGGAGCGAGAATGTCAGTTTGCGATCACACACAGCACGGATGGCGGGGATGAGTGCGTCCATCTCGGTAATCGCGAATGAGTAGGACTCCTGCATCACGTCGTAGCCAATAACCCGCTCGTCGCCGTTGATCTCCTTCCCCAGCTCCACGAGAACCTGCGTGACCGCAGCCGTGTTGTAGTTCGTATCCGGGATACCTCCACCGCAGGCATACACGTACATGTCCAGCGAGGCGCAGTAGTCGATGAGTTGGCGCCACCGAGCGCGATACTCGGTGATTGTCATCAGGCTGTACCTGGTTATGGCGAACACGTCACCAATTACCCGGATTGTGTTAGCGCCGGCGGATTTTGCGTAGTCGATCTGCCATTTGATTTTGGTGTCCCATGCCCAGTTCGCCCAGAACAGGTCCCATCCTTCTTGGAACACGACAACGTTGGCGCCCTTGACGAGCTGGCGATCGGGGAGCATGAACATTGCATCGAGTGACGCCGCCTGCGCGGTCCATTCGAGCAGGATGCTGTGCACGCCGCCTTCGGTGCCAGTCGGCGCGCTCGTCCAGTGAGGCGCAAGCTCCTTGAAGGTCGCCGCGTAGGTTGCGGGCACCTCGAAGTATTGGCTCAGGACCCCACTGAGGGATGTTGCGGCGAACGACGGACCTCCCCGATACCCTCGGAGGGTCAGCGCGTACTCTGAGGCAACTGCCAACAGGTACCGCCCCTTCGGCAGCGGCTTCGACGGGGCGAACATGCTCTGCAGCGGTCCCGTCGAAGTGTTGGCGACGGTGTTCACCTGCTGCATGAGGGCGAGCGGCTGCCAGAGCGCGTCAGCAGAGTAGATGGCCGTCGAAACGTAGCCCGCCACGGATGGCGCAACGGTCACCTCGAATTTTACCTTCGTGACGGTGACCGCGGAGTGGATCTCGAATGGGTGGTAGCGGATCGTGTTGACCGGGAAGGCAAGAGATGTCACTCCGCGCAGCACCGTGTCAGGAATACCAGACATCGGCGACCCCGCCGCGTTGGTGGGTGGCCCAAAGCCGGAAACCTCGCCCGCGAACGCTGCGGAGGCGATCGCCTTGTCATAGCTTGACTGGGCGAGCGTTGCCTCGGAGGCGAGCTTTGCCACAGCCGTATTCGTCTCGGAAATGCCGCCGACTGCCGAGGCGAACGCCACATCATTCGCGACAGCTACGGGGCCAGCGAGTCCCTGGGCGCCGTCGTCCCCCTTTGCGCCCTTGAGGTTCGCAATGAATTCGTACTCGTCATGGATCGCCATGCTTATGCCTGCTTCCTAAATAGTTCTCCGGTCACGGGGTTTAGGACGTAAGCGGTTGGCTGGTCGGGGGTTCCCGTGGTCACGGCTACAGCTATGGGGCTGCTCCAATCGCTAACTAGCTTGGAGAAAGTCCATCGACCCTCGGGGATGCGAATTTTCCAAGGGAAGTAATCGATGCGCGTGAGGCCGAACTCCGCGTCGAGCGATGTACCGGTGACTGTGTACCACCGGTCTTGTTGCATCCCCTCTGTTGAGACGATCGCCATCTCCCATTCGCCTGTCAGGGGGTCTACTGTGGTGCTGTGGTTCCGGGCCGATGACACGAGCGATTTGTCCGCTTGGTCGTGTGTTGCTGGGCCTGAAAGTTCGAAGGTGATCTTCGACATCCAGACGCCCATCGGAAATCCGTTGAGATCGAAATAGTTTCCTGACACGACTGACATGTGCCCTCCAAGGGGTTGTGTGAATTGTTTAGGGGCGATGGATCGGACAGGCTGCGTGAACTGGCTAGCTGGTACGCCAGAGCTTGCCGCCCGAATCGACGTGCACATTCGCCGCAGCCCCGGATTTCAGCGGGAGCGTCGTGGTAATGCCGCCCCACGCCCACAGTGCCCCGTCCACTTCTAGGTCTTCCGTGGCGAGGGCGACAGCGATTCGGAGGTAGTTGGCCCGGACCTCGCCGGCGCCGGAAGTCATGAGCGAGAGGTGCCCGCTGGTGGCAGTGATGCCCGCGCCGCCGTTGCCCGTATTCGGCCCCATCTGCAGCAGCCCGGCGATGATCCTGCCGCCGGCGGTGAGGGTGAGGTCGTCCTCAAGGGTTGCGGCGCTCTTCACCGCGAGCGTCCCAGTGATGTCCTGATTGCCCTGCACGTGGTGCGCGCCGACTTGCGTCGTGTCTCCCTCCAGCCGGGTGGTGCCGCGCACTGTGAACAGGCCAGTGAACAACGCAGTGCCCGACGAGATCAGGGCGCCCGTCATCGTCGTCGCCCCCTCGAGCAGGAGCGACCCGACAATTTTGAGCGTGCCCGTGATGATGAGCCAGCCGGACACGATCATGGAGCCGATAACCTTGAGCGACTCGTTTCCGATGAAGCGGGTCTGACCGCCCGAGACCGATGAGCTCCCGAGTGGTGCCTGGCGTTGGGTGGCGCGGACCTCGTTGAGGATGCGGGCGAATGCGTCGTCGCCGCCGAGCCGGTTGATGCGCATCAGGCACCCACCAGAGGCTGCGTCTCGAACTGGATCTTGCGGCCGGTACTGCCTGCTACTGCGATCACGCGGGCCTCCGTCCACCCGTCAGGAATCCACGGGTCATCCTTGAAATACATGCGAGCCATCGAACCGACGGGCATGGTCGCCGCATTGTGTTTTGCCGTGGACACCAGACTGAAATCGACTTGCACCGTGGGCTGCCCGAGCACGGGGAGCGCCGCAGCAGAGAGCGCGGCAAGGCGAGGGATGTCACTCTCGGCCTTGTGCGTTTCCACGACGTCCAGCGCTGGGATGGTCGAGGCTTCATCGAAGCCGCGGCCGCCGACCGCCATGTCCACTTCGGACCCTGCGCCTACCGAGAAGATGCCGGTGAGCTGATTGGTGGCGTCCTCGTCGTAGCTGACATCGAGCAGCACGGGGTGCGGCACGGTCATGTTGAAATCGGCCGATTGCTTGATGAGGTGCGGCGTCGGAACGGACCCGACGTCCATGACCAGTTCGAAGCCTGTCGAGGTGAGTCGCGGGCGAAAGTCGATGTCCGGGCCGCCGTCCAGGTTCTGAATGTCCTCGAAGATGTCGTAACCGCTGCGGAACAAGTAGTTCTCGTACGTGACAGTGGCGTCGCCGGCCTCCGTGGTGGAGGGCAGCACGATCGGCAGCGAGTAGGTGTTGGTCGGGCCGAGGAGGCACTCGCGGGCGACGATCGCCGCCACGGCCCGCCACGACTTCCCGGTGATGACGAGCTTCCCCGGGATGCGCAGCAGCTCGTCGGCCCAGTACGATTTGATACCGAACGGGTAGCGCCGCCGGAACACCTCGCGGTAGTCGACGTGGGTGATCGTGATGCTCCAGACCTTCCACTTGTACGGGCGTTTTGCGATGAGGCCGACGTAGATCGCCTGCCCGTCTTCCTCGATGAGGAGCGCGCGAGCCCATGGCTGGGTGAGCGCGCGCCACTGATTGCGGGTGCGCTTTCCGATGCCCAGTCGGAAGGTGTGATGCCCGGATCCGCTGCCGCACAGAACCCGCTTGAACGCCCCGTCCGAGGGCATGACCCGCGCGAGCTTGTCGCCCGTGCGGGCGTCACAGAGCCAATAGGCGCGCATCAGATACTCGTTTCTGTCAGGGCGGTTTGGAATGGGCCCGAGCCGCCGGTGATGGTGTGCGTCCAAGCCGTGCCAGGCGGCACCTGCCATGTGTCGCCGACAGTGACTTTCCCGTCGACGAGCGCGCCGTCGATGGTCAACTCGCCGGTGGCCATGTCGAACACGTGGGGGTGGCCGGTCACGACGGGCGCGATGACGGTGAGGACGCGCCCGCCCGGGCCGCCGATCGTGTACCCGGATGGCCGCGTGCCGTTGACAGTGAAGACTGGGGTGGCGCCGCGGTTGCCGTATTGGACCGCAGCCTGCCCCTCCGCAAAGATCCCCGTCGCGCCGAAGATGCGCGGGTTCGGCATCCAGAAATCCATCTTGAAATCGGCGAACGTCTGCCCGCCGAATACGGGGAACTTCACCCCCACGGCGTGCGCGAGCGCCCACTGCACGGTCTCGAACTTCTCCACCACGAACGGGCGAGCCGCCGGGCGGGCCATCTGGCCGTTCAGAGCGCCCTTCCACCAGCCGAGCTTCCCGATGCTATCCGCGAGGCAGTAACCCTCGACAGACACCAGCCGGGACGCGAGGGTGACCTCGACGTCCCACGAACCGTCCTCCCCGGGGATGCTCGTTTCGTCGTAGCTGGAATCGGGGGCGTCGTCCCAGCCGGTGAAGGCGTCCTCGCTGATGTTCAGCCCGAGCGCGTCGGCGTCGTCGCCCTGCATGGTGAGTCCGCCGTAGCGGATCCTCAGCGCGGTGTGGCTCATCCTGTGTACTCCTTTACCTTTTCGGCCATGACGTTCCCGATATGGCGGGCGGATGTAGCGGCGTCGGCGTCGGGGATGCCGTGGATGTCGAACTGGAAATAGTTCGTCGTGTCCCCTCGGCTGCTGCGCGGCGCCGGGGTGGTGCCGGCGCTGCCGTTCGCGAACGACTTCGCGCCGTCAGGCACCAGCTGGTACCCGAACCGGTCAGCGATGTCGGCGAGGATCGCTGTAGAGCGCCCGCGCTTGGACGCGGCCAGGGGGATGTAGCCCTCGCCCTCTGTTTCCGGTTCAGCCCACACGCGCATGGTGCCCGCTTTGGCGATCTGGGCGACGTGGTTCTCTGACACGCTGCCGTTGGCGTGGTAGCTGACCACGGCGCCGTCTGCCTGCGTCATGCCACCAGCCCCGCCGGGGCCCGTCGACACGTGCATGGACATCGTCGAGCCGATGCCGTTGATGAGATCCTGAATCTTCTGCAAGCGCTCTTGCGCCAGTTGCGTGTCCGCGAAAGCGGTGAAGTCTGCCTTGGTGGGGATGTGCAGGATCTTCTCGCTCAGATCATCGGCCGCTTGCCCGGTGATGCCGAGGTCGGCGATCCGCGCGTCGATCTGCCCCTTGCTGGCTTCGAGTGAGGCCTGATAGTCGGCGTAGGATCCGCCCGAGTCGACGATCGCCTGCCCCGCGTCGCCGGCAGACGACGCGATGTCATCGAGGGACGACTGGAGCGCCGCTCCCTTCTCTGTCGTGATGTCGAGGTCGGTGCCTGCCTCGTTGAGGTGGACGCCGTTCGTTTTGAGAGCTTCATCGAAGTCCCGATACGAGGTTTCGAGAGCGCGGGCGGCTTCGCGGGCGTCGAGGTTCTTCCCGTTGAGTGCGTCGAGCTCGTTGGCGAGGTCGATGACGGAAGTAGTGACCCCGTCGACGGCCTCGGTGACGTCCTCGTAAGCGGGCGCGGCGTCGTCGGCGGATGCCGTCGACGTGTCCATGGCGTCTTTGTGTTCCTGCCATGCGCGCTTGGCCTCGGTGAGCTTGCCCTGCGTGCCGGTGATCGCCCCCTCGACGTCTTGGAAAGACTTGCTGACGATGGCGCTGGAGTTGCCGGATGCGTCGACTTCGGCCTTGTGCTCAGCGAGTTTTTCGTTGACGAGCTTGAGCGCGTCGCCTTCGCCGAGGATGGCGTCTGTCATCGTGCCGAGGCTGATCCCGCTGAGCTTCGCGGCCTTCGCGATGCCCGACGATTCCAGTTCGTTGATGATGGCCTCGCGCGTGTTCTTCGTGAACGCGCCCGTGTTCTCGTCCAGGGATGCGGTGTACGAATCCATGGTCGCTTTGCTGTCGGCCTGCTTCTTCGCGAATGCGCCGAGCACGACGGCCGCGGCGGTGAGCACGATGCCGACAGCGCCGCCGGCGGCAGCGGTGCCCCGCATGGTGGTGTTCAGCGTGGTCAGTGCCGCACGGAATGCGACGATCTTGGGCACGGCGAGCAGGAACGTGCCGCCGAGGAGTAGGGCGGCGCCGGTGGCGATGCCGATGGTCTGCACTGTGCCCTGCACGCCCTCATCGAGGGACCCGTACCAGTCGGTGAGGCCGATGAGGATCTGCACCATGTCGCGCAGTGTCCCGTTGGCCTGACCGCCGGTCTTGATGAGGATCGAGTCCATGGACCCGCCGAGCAATTCAAGGTCGCCGAGGAGGTTGTTCGTCTTGTCGGAAGCTTGCTTCGCGGCGAAGCCCTGATCGTCGACGTTGTCGGTCCACTCTTTGACGCCTTCCGCGCCTGACTTGTAGAGGATGCCGGCAGCGCTTGCAGCCTCCGCGCCGAAGATGGCGCCGAGGGCAGCGGATCGGGTTTCCTCATCGAGGTCGCCGAGGCCGGTTTTCAGCTGTTCAGCGGCGCCCTGCATGCCGATGAAGTTGCCCTGCGCGTCGAACACTTCGATGCCGTACTTCTTCATCTCCTCGGCGCCCTTGGCGACCGGGGCGGTGAGGGAAGAGATCACACTGCGCAGCCCGGTACCGGCCTTCTCGCCGAGCAGACCGTTCGCAGCCAGCAGCGCCAGCGTGCCCACGGTTTCCTCGAGCGGGATGTTGAGCCGGGCGAAGGTGACGCCGACGTACCCGAGACCGAGAGACAGGTCCTCGACCGAACCCTGCGCCTTGCCGGCGCCGGCGGCGAGCAGGTCGGCGACGTGCCCGGCCTGGTCACCCTTGAGCCCGAAGACCGACAGGGTCGTGGCGGCGATTTCAGCGGCCCGAGCGACTTCGAGTTCACCCGCGGCGGCGAGCGCCAGAGATCCGGCGAGGCCACCCGCGAGGATGTCAGTGACGGCGACGCCAGCCTTGGCGAGTTCCGTCTGCGCCTGCGCGGCTTCCTTCGCCGAGTAGATCGACGCGGCGCCCTGCTCGATCGCGGACTCTTTGAGGAGCTTCTGCTGCTCGATGTTCGCCTGCGTGGCGGCCGTCGTCTTCGAGCTGGCCTCGTCGAACTTGGCATACGTGCCGACAGTGAGCGCGGCCATCGTGAGAAGGGCCGCGCCGATGCCGACCGCGGCGACGCCGACCGTCTTGGCGGCGTCCTCCGACTTCTTCTTGAGTTCCGCGACCTCGGCGGCGGTCTTCTTGACCTTGGGTGCCGCGGCGTCCGCCTGGTCGCCGAGCTTCTTCGTGGCCGTGGCCGTGCCCTCGACAGGTGCTTTCGCATCCTTGCTGGCCTTGGCCGTTTTGTCGACTTCGGTGCCGAGTGGGGCGACCTTCTTCGATGACGTGTCGGCGGACTTACCGAGTTCGGCGATTGCCTTATCGGCGGCTTTCGCGTCCCGTTGGAATACCTCCGCTCCCATCATTTGGAGGGCGAAGCTGATTGCGCCTGCGTTGAACACCGGCCATCACCTCTTTCTGTAGCCAGGACGGCTCGGGGTCGTCGATGAGGCGGTGGATGGCGGACCTGACGAAATGCCATGTGCGAGTGTCGAGCGCTCGGTCGAGGTCCGTGATAAGGCTGTGCTGGGCAAGGTCGAGTTCAACCTCGCCGAAGAGCTGGGGGAGCGCGATGCCGTACAGCTCGACAGCGGTGAGGCTTCGGGCTACGTCGTCGACCGCTTCGGTTTGCGCGACTGCTTGCTTGCTGGCAGCCGCGCGACGGTCGTAGTATTCGCTTCGGTAGGCCGGGTAGGTGCCTGTGACTGGATCAGGCTTTCCAATGCCGTACTTGGCGCGGTCTGCGTTGGTGAGATTCCCAAACTCATGATCAGGAGCTGCAGCGCTTTTTTTGCGCCGGCCATGCCTTCACCGCCGCTCAGGTAGGCCTCGACGCCATCGAGGCCTAGGACGGTCTGCCAGTAGAACGCGGGCAGCAGAACGCTCTGGCCCTCGAACAGGCTGAGTTCTTCCTGCGTGCGCTCGTAGGTTTCTGCACCAACGGCTTCCACGAGTACGGCCTCCATCTCGGCCCCGGGTCGTTGGCCCGCGGTCATTTCGATGAAGAGGTTCGTGAGCGCCTGGCCGCGGCGGCCGCCCAGTGGCTTGATGATGAACGGCTCGTCGATGCCGTCGATGTGGATGGCGAGGCTGCGGCCTTGGAGTGTGGCGGTGGTGGTCATGATGTCTCCCTGCAGAGGTTGTGCGGATGGTGTGGGGCCGGGCGGCCAGTGACGACCGCCCGGCAGGGTGCTACGCCCGGGTGTAGGGCAGTGCGTCGCTGGCACCAACCGCGTTGGTCAGGACGATCGGCGCGGATCCGGCGGTCCCGGTGGGGAGTTCGAGCACGACGATGTTCGGCTCGCCGGGGATCTGCTCGATGGACGTCGCTTCGACGCCGCCGATGGTCGCCCCGGTGATCGCGTCGACCTTGTAACCGCGGACGTAGACGTTTTCGGTCGCCGCGGCGCCGGTCGGCAGCGCAGACTCGAGTACGGGCACGCCGGTGCCGGCGATCGGCGACACGATGTCGCGCACGATGCCGTTCGACGTGAGCGTGAACGTGTATCCGCCATTGTCGGCGAAGCCCGTGGCGAGCTTGGCGACGGCGACGGAGAAGCTGCCTTCGATCGCGGGCAGGTTCTCGTCCTTCGCGTCGAAGTGCTGCGCGTCGATCTTGTTCGCGGCGCCCGATGCTGCGGCGGTGGCGAGCAGGGCGACGAGCCACGCCTGCGCGATGGCGCCAGTGGCGTCGCGGACGGCTTCGGCGGCGAAGGTGATCACCCAGTTATCGCCGATCTTCGACTCGGAGTTACGGCCCTTGTTGCCGTAGTTCTCGCGGGTAACGACGATCTTGGTGGGGACTGCGGCGACGTTGTTCGCGTCGCCGGTGACGTTGTCCCAGGATCCGTTGCGCTTGAGGCGCAGGATGCTCTCGTGTGCGAGGGCAAGGGTGCCTTCGGTCTGGGCGGTGCTTTCGTACAAGCTGAGATCGGCCACGTGGGTCTCCTAAACGTGTTGGCTGAGGCCCGTGTGGGCCGTGGTCTGGCGGGGTCGCCAGTAGGCGCCGCCGGTTGGCGACGCTGGAATGTGGGGGTGTTAGGCGAGCGGCCGGCGCCCGGTGAAGTGGAACGTCTGCGAGGTCGCGCAGCGCCCGGATGAGTCAGCGGAGAGGGCCAGTGACGAGAACAGCTCGCACCACGACACGAACAGCCCCGGCGGGACGTTCTGCTTCTGGTCCATCGCGGCCTCGATCAGCGCGGCGAAGTTCTCCGCGGCGATCACCGAGCCCTTGATGCGGGACGTGACCTGCAGGCGATACAGCATGCCCGCGCGGCCCGTGGCGATCGGCGACAGCCACGTGAGCACGATGCAGTTGTCTCGTGTCGTCGGCAGTGCGGGCCCGTTGGTGTAGATGCCGCGATCCGAGGCCGCGTAGGAACCGGTCGAGTACACGCCGGCGCCCTGGTCGGCGAGGTGCTGGGCCACGGCCCGGCGGAAGATGATCGGGTAAGCGTCAGGATCCGCCACGGTTGACCTCTGTCTCTGCGATCTTGCGCAACTCGTCGGCGTTCTGCAGGGCAGGGTCTGACAGGTAATGCGACTTGCGGCCGTTCTGGAAGTTGGAATTACCCGTGTAGTGGCGGCCGAGGTTGTCGACGAGTTCGCCGTCCTCGTGCCAGCGTGCGGCGTAGGGGGTGTCGTACACGACGAGCGTTTCGTCGCCGAGCTTCTGGGCGGGGACGACGGTGCCCGATGCGACGAGGGTGCCGCCGCCGCCCGAGTCGAGCGGCGCCTCAGCCGATGAGAGGGCGAGCAGGCGCTCGGCGGCGAGGTTCTGCCCCTTGACCGCGCGGAGCAGCATGTCGGCCACTGACCCGTCGAGGTTGTTGGTTATGATGACGTCCGCGCGGATCTGGCCTGCCATGGTGCCCCCTTAGAGGTAAAGCTCGACGTGATTCGGGGCGCCCCGGTAGTCGAACAGCGCCGAGTTGAGCACTTCCATTTCGTGCTCGCGGGGTGTGCCGGCCCAGACGGTGACGCGAGAGCGCGGCAGGGTGTCGTGCTCGACGAGCAGGACGACGAACGCGGTCGACGTGATCTCTTGGCCGGCGGTCGGCGAGGTGGATCGGCGGTCGACGATGAGGCGGGATTTCTGCTCGACGTACGCGGGCGCCGTCACGGGGTCGGCCCAGGTCGTGCCCTCGGATCCTTCGCCGGCCAGGCGCACGATGGTGACCGTGTGCGGCAGGTGTTTCTTGCGCAGGCGAGGCATTACCGGTGCCCGACTGTGGATGTGCGCAGCCCGGCGTTGACGAGTGCCGCGATCGCACGGGATCCGATGCGGGCCGCTGTGGCCTCGTCAGCGCCTTGGCGGGATGAGGTTGTCCCCAAAGACACCGAACCGATCTTGACCGCGCCCTGCCCTGCCTCAGCCCCAGTCGGGTCGTCTGTGATCTCCCAGTGCTCGACGATCGCGCACGTGGCTTCGGTGAACGCTTCCGCCTCGTCGATGTCGGTGGGGTATCCCTCGACGTCGGTAGCGAAGATCGAGCGGGTGGTGAGCGATTCGACTTCGAGGGATGCAGCGCGCAGCCGCTTGAGCAGCTTCTCGTCGCTGCCGTCGAAGGGCTCGTCGGCGTGAGCGGTGTAATCCGTTGGGGTGGCGTAGACGCGCAGGGCCATGTCAGATTCCCTTCATGCCGAGTCGGCGGGCTGTTGCGGCGAGGAAAGCGACGTTCCGGGCGGTGCGTGCCGGGTCGACGGGCGGCAGAAACATCTCGCAGCCGAACGGTGCAGGTTCTGCCCACACTCGAACGGTGCCGCCCGGGGTGGCGTCAGGTGTGGCATCGGCGTCGCCGGGCGATTCGGCCATCGTCACGCCTTCGACTTGCGGGTGCGGCGGGCCGGGGCGACCTTCTCGCCATCGCCCTCGACTGCGTCCGGGAGCTCGTCGCCGGTGCCGTCGACGTCAGCGGGGAGCGTCACCGGGAAGTCGTTTTCGAGGCCGGTGAAGCGGCCACGGGGCAGCGGTTCCGTGACGCGATAGCCGTTCTGGTGGAGAGCGGCGCGCAGGTTCGGCGCATCGGTGAGATCCACCTCGGCCACGCCGTCGATGAAGAGGATGCCGAGAGTGTCGTGGTGCTTGCCGGCGGGGCGAGCCGGGTGAAAGACGTGAGCCATGGTGTGCCTCCGTGAGGGTTAGGCCGCCCTGCCCAGTACAGGCTAGGCAGAGCGGGGAATGTGGGCGCGCAAAACGGCCCCGAAGCGAGTCGCCTCGGGGCCGTCCTGGTGCTGCGGTTACTGCTGGGATGCCTCGAACACGGCGCGGGCCGCAGTCGTGTCGGCGGGGGTCGCCAGCGGCCAGAGATCGGCGAGTGCGTCGAGTGCGTCGATGACTGGCTCGTCGAGGCCGGTGTCGGTGACAGTCTCGCCGTTGACTGCGGCGGCGAGCGCGTCCTCGAATGCGGCGGTAGCGTCGATGTCGCCCGAACTCATCATCATTCCATCCCATCTATGAGGTGCTGCCATAGTGCGCGGCTGGACTCTGTGGCCCGGGAGCCATTCACCTCGACGTCGGCGAACGCCTCAGCGATCGCCTCCGTGCCGTTGAACGAGCCCTTCCGGTCGAACGCATAGCCGGGCAGGTTGTCGTGCTGCCAGCGCCATGCTTCGGTGGAGTTGACCTTATACCCCTTGCTCTTGCCGAGGTCCACGATGACCTTGCGCGCGGACTTGCCCTGCGCGAACGCGGTCTGTGTGTCGATGACGTGCCCGAACTCGTGCGAGATGATGCCCTGCACGTTCCCGAGCCCCGCAGGGTGGAACCCCTGCGCGACGTCGTTCGCGAGCAGGCCGAGCAGCTTGTCACGGTTGACGGCGTGCGTCGTGTTGAGTTCGAGATCCACCTTCCCGGCGCGCCCGCTGCGAGCGTGCGCGTAGGTGCGGGGGCTCATTTTCACGATGTTCACTTCGTCCATCACGACAGTCGGATACTTCTCGAGCAGATCAGACACCGTCTGCGCGTACTCCCTCGCCGTGTCGACGTTCGTTTTAGCGGTGAACCCGTTGACGGTGATGCCGCGGTGCTGCAGCTGCTGGCCGAGGATACCCCCGACGTCCTTACCGTTCGTGGCCTTCGCGAGTGCTGCGGCCAGGTCGGAACTCGTGCGGGGTGCCGGCGCGCCGATCTTGATGTTGTCGCGGCCGATCTGCTGCGCGCCCTTGTCCCAGGCGACGACTGACTGCTGCCATGCGCGCGCCTCGGTCATGCCGACGCCCGAGAGGGGCGCCTGCGGGCGCGGGCCGAGCACGTCGATCGGATCGCGGGGCGCTGTCGGCCGCGGCGCGGGTGCGGCTGCCGGCGGAGCAATCGCTGATGGCGCCCGCGGGGTGGGGGGCTTCGGCGCGGATGGTGGAGACCATGAGCCCGTGGCACCCTTGCCATCCGAGAAGTGCAGTTGCTCGCGGGCCGATACGCGCTTGCGTCCGGTGAGTGCGGTGTGCTCGCGCAGCTGCGCTTGCTTGGCGCGCACTTTCAGCTGTGCGCGCTTCTGATCCGCCGGGGTGCCGGCGACAGCCTCGCGCCGCTTGTACTTGCGAACATCGCGCTCGATGGCGCGCTGCTTCTCCCGGTCGGCTTCCGCCTGCGGGTCGAACTCTTTCCCGGCCTGGGGGATCGTGAGCCCGGGAAGGTAGCTGACGAACTTGCACCGGTCGTTCGGGTGGCCGAGGCCGTTCTGCCGGGCAGAGTCGAGAGTCGCGAAGATGACGACGGTGACCTGCTCGTCGCTCGTTGAGTGCGGGACGGTGATCGTGCCCGTCGTCCCGTCCGTTGACAGGATCTGGCCGCGGTACCGTGCGCAGTCTTCGCAGCAATCGTCGGCAGCGACCGGGGTGACCAGGTTGACGCCCGACTGCTGCATCCGCCACACGCCAGCATCGTTGAACGCACGGTTGACTGCGGTACGCCCGGCCATTTCTGCATACGATCCGATGCGCCAGTTCCGGTCTGCCTTGTCGACGAACCCGGTGATGCCCTTGCTTAGGAACCGCTCGACGGCCATCTGCTGCGAGGCGAGGCCGGTGGACGCGCCGAGGAGAGTGTTCGACGCCGTCATGCTGATGACCTGCTGATATGCGTCCTGCGGATAGCGGCTGATGCGTAGCGCCAGCTTCTCCAGCCGTGAGGTGAGGTCGAGGGTCAGCATCGTCGCGGCCTGCGATGAGGTGCCGGTCAACGCTGTCGTGCCGGCCAGGCGGGAAGCCATGCCGAGCCGTTCAGCTGCGGCGGCCTCGCCCTGCGTCCATGCCGTTGTGATCACGTCGAGGGCTGCCTCACGGCCGCCGAGCTTCCCCGACACTTCGCTGGCCATGTACTGCAGCTCACGGATCGACTGGGCGCGGGTGGCTTGCAGCTCGGCGAGCGCACGGTTCCGGACGATCGCACGGTCGAACAGGTCGGTCATGTGCGGGGTCATCGTTGACGTGCGAACGATTTCCTGCAGCTCGAGGTCGCGCTGAGCGCGCACGGCGACGGCTTTGATGAGGGTGTCCTCAGCGTCCGCGTACCGGGCCGAGAGGTTCACGCCGAGTTCTTCGATGAGATCCCACGCGGGAAGGCCTGCCGGGTCTGGGATGTACTGAGCCACCGGCTGACCTCCCCGCTACTCGATCAGGCTGTTACTTGCCGCGGCTCTTCGTGGTCTTCGCCGGGGCGTCGTCGATGTCGAGGGCGTCGTCAGCGGCGGCGGGGGTGCCGGCAGATACTGCCTCAGCGGCGGCGGTTGCCGCGGCCTCGGCGGCCGTCTCTTCGTCGGTGGGGCCACCCGGCACGTCGGCAGGCTTGTCCTGCGTCGCGGCGTCGAGTGTGGCCTGAGCTTCGAGGTCTTCGCGGGCGTCGAGTGCGGTCTGAGCTTCGTCGGCGTCGATGGTCTCCCACCGCGCCATCGCTTCGAGGTCTTCGCGGGGCTCGTCGGTGATGACGATCTGAGCGCCCGGTTCGAGTGAGCGGTATGCGTGAGCCATGAGTCTGTTCTCCTATGCGAGAGGGAAGGTGAAGGGGGTGCGGGCGGCCGCGTGAACGACCGCCCGCAAGGTGGGGCTACGCGGTAGCGTTGGCACCCTTGAGCAGCACGGCGCGGTTCGCGTCGAGCAGCTTCGTACCGAACAGCATGTCGGCCGAGAGGACCGTCTGCTTCTTGTTGATGTCCCAGCCGTAGGAGATCCGGATGGACAGGCCGTTGTAGCTGACCACGGCGACCTGGCCGACGTTGGCGCCGGCGGGCATCTGCAGCGGGGCAGAGCCGAAAGCGAACGCGGTCTTGTGGAACGCGAGGCCGATCTCGGTCGTGGGCTCGCCGATGGCCGGGGTGCCGGCAGGCTGGCCGACGTTGCCGGTCTGGAAGGCGTCGAACCCGAACAGGTTCTTACCGATCGAGCCCTCGCGCAGAGCCGCGGTCGAGCCGGACTTCTCCGCGTGCTTGATGATGTCGCTGTTCAACCAGCGCGCCTTCGTGGTCGGGCCGACGACGGCGAACCGGTCCTGCAGCGGCACGGCACTGAGGTCGAGCTGACGCCCAGCCTCGATGAGCACCTCGGGCTTGTCCCACGTCTGCAGGTTCGCGTCCGCAGCCGTGCCGAACCCGGCGACCTGCGTCACGTTGTCGCGCAGGCTGAGCAGCGACTGGTCGATGTCCTGAGCGATGGCGGCCATCATCGGGTTCAGCAGCTGAGCGCTGAAATCCTTGATGCCGAGCGTCATGTCCTCGTCGGTGACGGCCACGGACACGTCCGCGATGTCGTTGACGACAACCGGGATGCTGGTCTCGGTCGCGTTCTGCAGCTCGATGCCGGTCGCGCGGTTGAATCGCTTGGACTGGAAGGAGGCCGGCACGCGGATGTCGATCGTGTTGCCCTTGGCCTTGGTCGAGAACTCCGACGTGAGGTCAGTGTGCACGAGGCCGTGCATCGGCGTGGACTCGTACAGGGTGGCGAGCGCCTCTTCGGCGATCTCCTGAATGGTGAGGAAAGCGTTAGCCATGGTGGTGGCCCTTCTGCGCTATTTGGAAGCGCGCTGGTCGCGAATCGCCTTGCGGCGGTCGTCGATGGATTGCGGACCCGGGGTGGGTGTTCCGCTGGGCGGTGCTCCTCCACTGGACGGGGCCACCTGGACGCTCCGCAGTTTCGGGTTTGATGTGACCGACGTCTTGACGAGTTCGTCCACCAGGGATCGGTACTCGGCATCAGTCGTGTCGATGGCCGCGAGCTTCGCCTGGAAGCTTGCGGAGTCTGTGAGGAGGTCATAGTCAGCCCCGTGGGAGCCGACGACCTTGAGCAGGGCGTTGTCGAGGCGTGCCGCCTTGATGTCCGCGGCCTGCGTGGTGATGGTGGTGTCGCGCGTCTGGATCTCAGCGGAGAGGCTTTCGACGGTGGTCTCCGTGTCCGCTTCGACCAGGCCGAACTCCTGCCCGATCTTCTTGTACGCGGCGGCGGTCGCTGCTTTCGCTGCGGCCTCCGAGTCCGTCTTGCCACTCACCCGGGCAGCGGCCGCCTCGTCGCGGAGCTTCTTCACGTACGCGGCATCGAAGGTCTCGACGGGCGGCGTGGCGGGCTCAGCGGGCGGCGCCGGCTTCGGCGGGGTGACGGGATCGGTCGGTTCGACGGGAGCCACCGGGGGAGTGGCGGGCTCAGCGGGAGCGCCGCCGTCTTCCCCGTCGATGAAGCGGATCCCCATCAGGGCGAGCTTCGACGGGCGGATCGGACCGAACGTGTGATTGCGGATGAACATGGTGCTCCTTCGCGGCGCCTGGCCGCATTGGTGAACGCCCACCCCTGCGGTGAACGTGTAGAACGTGGGTTAGTCGGTGACCGTTGTCGGGTCGGTCTCGGGTTCCATCCCGTTCTCGGCCTTGATCAGCGCAGCCTCGGCCGCCGCTTCCGCAGCGTTGAGGTTTGGCTGCACGGCGCGCACGCCCGAGATGATCGAGCGAACACGGGCGAGCATTTCCGCCTGCGTGGTCTGCGCGCGCAGTAGCGGGTTGACCTGCGACACCTCGGCGAACGTGATCTTTGGCAGATCCTCGACCAACGCGCCGCCCTTGCCGGGGAACACCAACGCGTCGATGGCCAGCGCCGTGCGTGCCAGGCGAGCGAGAGCCGGACGAACGTACAGCGCCTTCTTGTCGCGGGTGCGCTCCGAGTCGCCCTTGTCGTCGTTGACCTCCGTCGCCGTCTTCGCGTTGCCGTCGCGGATGCCGAAGTGCGACACCGAATAACCGGTGGCCGTGGCGATCTCGCGTTTCAGCGCGACGATGGTGTCGAGGTGCTCGGCCACGCGGATCTCAAACTGCGAGATCGTGATCTGCCCGCCCTTGCCATCGTCGACGAGCCCACCGAGAGGCGAGTACACCTGCCGGTTCATGTCGAACTGTGCGCCCTGCCCGCGGCCGTTGAGCTGCAGGTAAGACTCGGGCACGGACAGCCGGCCCATGCCGTTGTCGAAGTCGCGCATCAGCGAACCCCAGA